TCCTTATCAAAGCTATTGTTGTAATCTGCAAGAACGTAGATATCAACCACTGGCTTACCTACTTCAAGTAAAAGGTTGTAGGGTAGCTTGGCGGTTTTAACATCTACTGTGAATGGTTCAGGGTGTAGGTCATGATCACACATTAAGTTAATAGTAAAGTCTATACCTTTATCGCCTGATGGTTTGATCGAATCATCTACCTCTAAACCAAACTCATCGGCAAAGGCATCCTCGCCACATACTCCAACTAGGTTGTAATCCTTACTTAAAACCCTTTGTGACTTATGTCCTACGTGAGTACCGCTTCTTTGTTGGGCTATCTGTAATAGCCTTGGGATGGAAGAACGCATTAGGGTGTCTCCTCTGGTGATAAAAAGTTACGCATATTTATGTCCGTATAGACTATTGTCTATAGACTATTTGCAATAATGGAACGGTCAGGAAACAGGAGAGAAACCTGACCGCCTTGAGTAAGGGACAGAGCGTATCTTTTCAACGGTTGACCCTTACCTTTTAGAACGGCAGGTCTGCCGTTTCTTCCGCTTCTTTAGAACTTAAAGGAGCAGGAGGGGGAGTCACAACATTCAGTGCATTAGCTACATCAGCAGAGAATGGGTTGATCTTACGTACCTCCATGTAACCGTTTTTGTTAGGGCCATAGTCTACTCTGACCATCTTCCCTTCCAATTCGGATAGGTTCTTCAGGGACTTTAATCCCACAGCGTTAGCATACCTCGCTACCTTACGCTTACCTATGCCGTCCTTAACCTTGCCAGCTTCGTCATGCTGGTTATTCATATAGATGGCCTCAAATAACCACTGACCATCTAATCCCGAAGTGTCACCTGAGATTTCAATAGGCATCAATAGCTTATTGTGACCCTTAGAATCCTGCCTTACTTCTGGCAGTGGTTCCTTGATCTGGCAAACATACACACCTTGAGGTACTTCGATGCGTTCACGTTTGTTTTCTGTGTCCAGAGTTTCTTGTACATCCTCTATTGAGAATGCTAATTCAGAGTTTTCCATAGTTATCCTTCTGTCTGAGTTTTCTGAGTTTGAGTTGAGGAGCCACCCCAAAAGTTACTTATTAACTTCTGGTACTCATCCCAATCTGCTGGGATTTCGGCTGGTAAATCGAATCGGTTCTTGGCATCAACGCCCATAGAACCACTTGTGTACAGGAAGCGTTTGCCTGACTGAATTGCCCTGCTATCTTTCCTGTTAAATCCAGAGTCGATCTTCTTGACTATGGTTTCAAACGCAACAAAAAGAATTACGTCTGCCCACTCCATCACATCTGCGGAAAGAGACTTGTGGAGCTTGAGGATGTAGGAGTCATACGGCTCCATTGTTGGCTTGTTAATTGTCCTGACCTGTGTATGGCAGACCAGAATAGGTTGAATATCCTGAGTGTCACGTAAGTAGTTGAGACCACTCAGTAATTTCTGCATTTCGCCACGAGCATATGCGTAGCCCTTTCCATAACCGAGTGATTCGATATGGGGCTGTTTGTGGTCAACACATACCTTGCCCTGAGCAAGTAATTCCAGTTTATCAACAGAATCTATAATGATCCGTTTTACACCAGTCTTCTCACCTGCCAGTTCACGTAAGGCTCCCATAACGGAATCCCACTTCTCAGCGTTCTCCTTAACATCGCCTGTGGGAACACAGTCATGTATAAGGTTAATGCCAGTCTTATGAAATACGTTTTCGCCACCATCATCTGCGTTGATAACAAATGCTGGTTCCTTTTTCGTATGGGAAGAACAAGCAAAGGTTGTCTTACCTGCACCTGTCTCCCCCTCGACTACTAATTTCTCTGGCTTTCTCACGACTGCCCTTTTATATTTTTCAAGCATTATTACCTTTGCTTAATAGTTGATTGATTGATACCTTGTCTTCCTTCCACATACGCCACTTGAATTTTTTCCAGAGTTTTAGCAACTTAGCTAAGGTCTCCTTAATCTCTGGTTCAAACACACGCTCCGTACATCTAGGACAGAAAAGGTGGTTAGTTTTGCTTTTACAGTTGGACATCCACCATGCAGTGTCTTCATCCAGCTTACCACAAAAGCAAGGAAGATTACCGTTGTCTCCCTTCTTATAACCAAGTTCATTGAACCTAGTCATAACCTGTTTATCCCTCTTGATCCTCTGAATCTCTTCTTCTGAGACGAAACGCTTTTTGCTCTTCAAATTCAACGATTTCTTGGATTTGACCGATTGTCGATAATGCGTTGTAGATGAGATATTTTGCTCCGTCATTGTTCTCTTCCTTCAGTTGATCAAGTGCAAGGTCAAGATGTTTTTCTGCTACCCTGAGCCTGTTGTTTATTCTTGAGTCTATCATTGAATCCTTTTAACTAACTCGTCCACACTAACAAAGTTCTCATAGTGACACTTATCATAAACATTGCACCACATAGGAGAGCAGAGAGCGTGTGACCTATTTAAAGGCCAGTAGTCATTGTCAATTCTAGTATTTAATTCAGTAAGCAATTTATATGCCATGAATAAATCCTCTGATGTTAATTCTGTTTTTAAGAAAACAGGAGGATGGTCTGGTATGATGAGATGATTCTCAAATGCTGGTATCTCTGTTAGGTCTCTGACGTACATTATTACTAATGCATAAAGTGCGCCTTGCATGATCCATTCACGCTTGGCTTTCTTTGCAGGCTTAGACTGGCGTTTTATGTCTATTATAAGGGGCAAATCTTGCCTCTCGGCAACAATGTCCATATAGCCTGTGGTTCGTCTGGTATGTCCCTCAAAGATGATATTAAAATAGTACTGTGTTTCCAATGGTTTATAGTTTATCCATCCCATATAATCTTCAACCGCCTTAACATGCGTGTCTAAAGATTCTACGAGTTTAACGTATTCAGGATAGTCCATTGCTTCTTCCATGTCAGACAGTTTCTGTTCCATATCCTTTCGTATGTTAGAACCTTGAATGCCTGTCATGATATTCTTTAGACCTGCTTCATAGCCTGCATCTACGATAGTACCTGCGCCTGAATAGAAGTTATATTTAAACGGATCACCACCTACTTTCTTATACCATAATTGCTTTGAGCAAAATGATGTGGAAGATGAGTGACTTAGCTTGATGTCAGGATGTAGCATATGTCCCTTGCTGTTCTCTTTGTTTTAAAGAAAGTGCCCCCTTCTTACCAAATCTTTGGGAACAATTTTTACACGTACATTTACTTTTACCGTCTGAATATTCTACCATCCAATCGGGTCTGTTTTTATTTGTAGAATCACTCATTAATTTATATGGTTTATTGGTTCAGTAAATTCATTATTGATGGTTCCCTCAATAGCCTCCCTTTCTTCAGGAAGTATGTCGTAAGATATGACTTCAAAGAGAATCTGGTTACTGGTTAGCCACATAATAACGGATTCTCGCCCGATCCAACGGACAGAAAATTCTCTATACACACGGCTCTTACTCCGTGTTGATGCTTGTATTGTTCCGAATGAGGATGAATTTATCCAGTGAGCATCTGGATGGAAGTTGGCTTGTGCATCTGCTTGCCACAGCATATCTCCGACTGTCTCAAGGTCTAGCTTGCCTGACTCGTAGATTCTTATTATCATATGTCTCCAATATTAAGATTATATTATATCATAATGAGAGTTTAAAAACTAGCAATGCATTGATCGCCTAAAACTTTCCCCCTCAGAAGTTTTTATCATTTCATGGTTATCTTTTCTGTTATTGATTCTTTACCGCAATGAGGGCAGTAAGCCTTACCTTCAGGGTAAAAACTCATGCCAGATATATAGGTTAATGCTACTGACCACCAGTTCTTACACTCACTACAGTTAAAGTGGAAGATCGTTTCTATTGTGTATTTGTGGTTCAACGGTGTTCTCCAAATATTGGATTGCTCTGTTTAAAAGGTCAGGGTTGTCTTTAAAAAATCCTAACGCTAAGTTACATGCCCTACACAGTAAGCCCCTCACATTACCTGTATCATAACAATGGTCAACTGCTAATGCCCTAACCTTGTTAGTGGATGTATCACGTGTACGTTCCTCCCCTTTGCAGATTGCACACACCCCTTCTTGGTTATCTAACATCTGGAAATACTCATCCTTAGAAATTCCATAGTTACTGAAGCGTTTATGGGCTAATATCTTATCCCTATTCTCTGTATAATGCTTCTTCCTATCCTTTAAGGCACAAACCTTACACTCACCTGCTCTATGGACTTGGTGGTTATTGGCCTTCCTGCGAGTGTGATAAAATTCGTCAGGGTTCTTAAGCACACCGCATTTAGTGCAGATGCATTTCTTTGTAATGATCCTACGGATTTCTTTTATTATTCCCATGATTGCCCCTTGCCTGCTCATGTAGGTTACGTAAATTCTGAAGGTGTCTCCTATGGGAAGGGTTACTCCAAACCTGTTCCTTGCCCATAGCTTTGTCCTTAATGAATTGCTTTTGGAGTTCAGAATTACTGAGTTTCTCCAATTGTCCTATCCTTACTGCCATATTTCTCCTTTACGCTATTAGCGGAAATTCGCTAGAATAAAGTGGTTCCATTGATGGTAAAAACTAATGTACGAATATATAATATATATAGAAATTAAATATTTAAGTGGTATGCTATTCATTTTGTACCCCTTGTATCGGAGGATACAACATGCTTAGACACATCCTATCCCCCTATTACTAAAGCCTACACGGATGGTAAATCCTTTACTCCCTACAATGTCACCACATCATAGCCAAGCAGAGTGAGTAGGTTGCCAGTACTGCATCGGAACTCTACCCTATTACTGTATCGTAATAGCCAGAGTTTAATTTAAGCACCACACTTTCCGAGTACTGATCGGCCTTCGCAACTTCTATTATGCTCTTCTATTAATTTAATTGCAAATTCAAGTCCTTCGATCCATCCCACAGCAATAAACTCATCTTCATCCTTCCAGTCTTGAGCTTGAAACTCTGCCAGTAAATCGTTTTGAGACTTTAATTCCTCTTTTAATTCATGCAGGATTGATGCCAAAGATGGCTTGCTTTTATTTTTAATTTGTTTTATGTCCTGTTGGTCATCTATT